TTATTCACCGAAATAGAGATTCTTTGCAAGAGTCTGTGCTGCTTTGATGTCAGCATATCCCTGGGATTTACCAAGACCTAATTCATCAAGAATCTGTCCTTTGGTGTAATCCTCGCAGATAAGATCGAGAATACGACCATACTTTGGATTGATTTCGTGGATCTTTTTTAAGAGATCCTGAATAATCATACGGAGCATAACGGTTTCTTCAAGATTCTCCGGTGATGCAGGTTCAAAGCCTTTGTCATCTTCCGATACTGCTTCGTCCATAAACTGATCAAGAGAGAGAACATCATCTGACTTAAAAGATGCAAAGTGTTCTCTGACATCAGCATTGAACTGTTTAAGGGCAGTAGGCTTGTCCTTAATTTTTACAGGAGCAAATGCTACCAGAACCTTGTTAGGTCCGATATGCCAGGTCTCAAGGTTATCCTGGCACATATTGAAGTGTTTCACCATTTCCCAGTCCACGCGGATTGGTACAAGGCATTCTCCCGGCTGAATTGGGAGATTGTTGTAACTGCGACGATTGTCGTAGTTGTGGTTGTCATTGGTTGACTGCTGATTTTCAGTACTTGTCTGTACATTTTCATTGATTTCCATATCGTGCGGCCTCCAGTGTCCGCTGAATGCGGAACGAAGGCTTCGATATGAAATTCAGATAAGCATCGATTGTCTTATTCATGGCACGTCTCCGTTCCGTAAAATAAGCAATCAGGCTTCTTAGCCCCTGATGCGGTTAATGGGTTCATCACGCCACAACTCTAAGAAGATGCTGGCCAAGCAGTTGTTTTGTGATGTCCTTACAGAGAAAAGAAAATATTCATGTACGCAGAGAAAATATCGATTTTTCTCCTAATGTGTGATATAATGAAATATCATGGTGAAATTCTCTTCTTTTCTCATTTGGAACACTTTTATTGTAGAAAAAAATAAGGGAAAAATCGTTTGGGACGAGTTGGTTGAAAGTTGAGGATGAGTTGCAAATTTGGGAGGTGAAAGCATTGTCAGAATTGGTTTTTGCAACCTATTTAAAAAAACTGAAAAATGCATGGGCAGAAGAAATAGCAGATCCGGATTTGATTAATCTACTATATGATGCTGTTTCTGAACCTATGGAGTTGGTGAACAAAGAAAATGGCACTATCACGACCGAAAAATCTGCAGCTAGTAAGATTATGAATCGTCAAAAAGGTGGAAATGCGCTAAAAGTTATACGAACTAATGCCAATAAGGATAAAGTGCGCTCCTCCATTGAACAATATTTCGAGAAAAATGTGGTAAAGAGATTACACAGTGACTGTATAGATGATTTGATTTCTAATCTGAAGAAGATAATCGAGGGAGATTCGTCGATATCGGAAACAAAAAAGGAAAAATTATTAAAGAATGCTTCTAGGAATAAACTTGCAGCGTTTTTGGGATTTACTTATCTGTATTCGTTGACAAGAGATAATGTTTTGAAAGAAATAAGAATAAAAACAACACAGGAAATTGAAGACTATAAAAGACATCCATTAAGAGAAATACCTACTCCGCCAGAAGTAATAGAAGAAGAACGGAAATATGCAGATGCCTTGATGGCTGTATATGGTCAGGCAGAGGGCATCAATTATATATTAGAACACCCGATAGCAGCTGTGATACTTGGGATGGGACTTGGTAAGACCAGTATTACGTTGACAGCTATTGAACAGCTTATTTATGACAGCTTTGAAGTAAGTAAGGTTTTGGTGGTGGCGCCACTTCGAGTTGCAAGAAATACCTGGAGTGATGAGATTCATAAGTGGAATCATCTGAAACACCTGAGATATTCCATTGTTCTTGGTTCAGCAGCAGAGCGGAAGAAGGCTTTGGAGGCGGATGCAGATATTTATATTATTAACCGTGAAAATCTGCAGTGGTTGATTGAACAAAGTGGAGTGAATTTTTTCTGGGATATGGTAGTTCTGGATGAGCTATCCAGCTTTAAGAATTGGAACTGTAAACGCTTTAAGGCATTTATGAAGGTTCGGCCAAATGTGAAAAGGGTAATCGGGCTCACTGGTACACCTTCCAGCAATGGACTGATGGATCTGTTTGCAGAATTCAAATGTCTGGATATGGGAGAAAGACTTGGAAGATTTATCAGCCAGTATCGTGTGAATTATTTTGTGCCAGACAGGATGAATGGTCCGATTGTTTATTCTTATAAGCTAAGAAATGGAGCTGAGGAACAGATTTATGAGAAGATTTCCGATATCACGATTTCTATGAAAGCCTTGGATCATTTACAGATGCCGGAGCTTATTAGTAATGAATATCCGGTTTATATGAATGATGAGGAAGCGAAGCTTTATGCGGACATGGAAGAGGATTTATTTATTCCTTTGAAAAAGGGAGAGATTACAGCAGCAAATGCAGCGGCTCTTTCCGGGAAGCTTCTTCAGATGGCAAATGGCGCTGTGTATTCCGATGATGGCGATGAGATTGTAATCCACGATCAGAAGCTGGATGCCCTTGAGGATATGATTGAAGCGGCAAATGGCAGATCTGTTATGGTGGCTTATTGGTTCAAACATGATTTATCAAGGATTATGCGAAGACTTACTGAGAAAAAGATTCCTTTTGAAAAATTGGATTCTGAGGAAAGCATCAGAAAATGGAATCGTGGGGAGCTGCCTGTGGCATTAATACATCCAGCTTCTGCCGGGCATGGTTTGAATTTGCAATCAGGTGGAAATACCCTGATTTGGTTTGGACTTACCTGGAGCCTGGAGCTATATCAACAGACGGTGGCGAGACTTTGGAGACAGGGACAGACTGCGGAGACGGTGGTAGTTCAGCATATTATTACTGCTGGAACAATAGATGAGGATATTATGAAGGCTTTAGCAAGTAAGGATATGACACAAAATAGATTGATTGCTGCAGTAAAAGCGAGGGTAACACATGGCAGGTAAGAACCAATTTGAAGACCCATATGAAAGACTTGCGAATGCGATTATCCTTAGCGCGGTTGCTGATTACAGAGCCGCACTCAAAAAGGTAAAGCGTAATCCCAAAAGCAAGTCGGCAATAGATGAGGCTTTACAGATTGAGAAGTTTTTCAGAAGTTCGTGGTATCAACAGCTGACTTCGGTTGCTGGAGAATTCTTAATCCGTAAGCTTCAGGACGAAATAAGACAATCAGAGTAAATCCGAGGGAAATAACTTTTCGGAGGTGGCTTATGACGGCTAAAGAGTATTTGAAACAGGCATATCTGTTGGATAAGCAGATACAGGTTGAAGTGAAGGAGCTGGAACCGCTTCGTGAAATGAGAGGCACGATTCAGGGATGTTCTTATGGAGAAAAGATTGGTACCAATCCGAATAGAAATCTGGAAGCGCCGTTTATAAAGACCATTGAAAAGATATGGGATTATGAGCAGAGGATTGATGCACAGATAAACAGATTGGTAGACCTTCGTTCAGAAATTAATGCGGCGATTGAAAGTATGGAGAACCCAGAGGAAAGACTTCTTTTGAAATATCGTTATCTGAAAAACGAGAGCTGGGAAGATATTTCCTACGAGCTTAATGTATCATATCGCACAGTACATCGTATTCATGCATCAGCATTAAATAATTTTGTCGTACCGAAATAAGGTTGGCACACTTTGTCCCAACATGGCATAAGCATATATGTTAATATGATAGTGTAGAAATTGTACGACAGAGAAGAGCCTTGGAAGCCAAAAACTTCCGGGGCTTTTTGCGCGAGTAGCGATGAAAATGCCGAGCTTGCACGAGTATTTGAGGAGCACCGCGACAACGAGAAAAATTGTTTTCGAGTGGGAAAGAGGTGGATGCATTGCCATATAGAAGTAATATTCCTTGTAAACATCCTGGCTGTGCAGCACTGATTCCGCACGGTCAGATGTATTGTGAGAAACATAAGCCATTACATACAAAGGACAGAGCCCATGCATCAGAGCGTGGTTATGGTGCCAAATGGCAGCGAGAGAGAAAGAAGTTCTTAGAGAGCAATCCATTCTGTGTGAAGTGTTATGAAGAAGGTCATATTACTATGGCTACAGTCGTGGATCATATTATTCCACACCGTGGAGACCAGAAACTGTTCTGGGATAGGTCGAACTGGCAGCCTTTGTGTGAGCATCATCATAATGTAAAGACAATGACCGAGGATAGATTCAAGGAATATCGGTTCTGATGGAGCGAGGGTAGGGGGTATTTGAATCTCTACAGGCCTTAAGCTCCAAGACCGGCGCCCCCTCTTCTGTGCAAAATCGCGAAATAGAAGATGGGGGTATGAGTAAAAGGTTGTTATTGATGTGAAAACATAACATGATATTATATGATGTTACAAAATCATAACATTTCAGATTGACTTTTCTCATTTTTGTGATAAAATATTAGTAAGCAGAAATGGAGGGATTATCATGAATGAAATGTTAGGTAGCCGTATCAAGGCGTTGAGAAGTGCAAAAAATTTCACTCAAGAGCAGGTCGCTGATCAGATTGGTGTCAGCAGACAGAAGTATGCAAGAATTGAGAGTGGAGTCAATAGTGTTACTTTGGATATCCTTTCTAAGGTTGCTGAAGTTCTAGGCGTAACTGTGGGAGATATAACAAGAGTACTTGACGAGTCTCCGGTGGTTGAATATAGAGCAGGAGAGGAAGGCGCATCTTCTAAAAAGATATTTGATATGCTTGATTTGTTTTATGCGAATAAGCATATGTGTGCAAAGCTACAGCACAAGGATATGATTTAGGAGGGTTTGCATGCAGGATAGTAGGAAACGAGAAATCCGAATAAAAGCGGATTCATTTAGGGTGAAGTGTAAAATAAGCAGATATGGAATAATTGATCTGTTCAAAGAGTGTGAGAGACTTGGATATAAGCTATTAAGATATCCTCTCGGAGACAATGCTGATTTAGGCTTCGCAGTAAAGAAGGATAATGATATTATTATTTTTACAAATAGCTGTAGCAGATTATCCAGAGAAATCTTCACACTTGCACATGAAATTGGTCATGTGATATTGCATTTAAACGATGAAAGTTCATTTATTGACGATAGTATAACAATTAATGGTAGAAGTACTGATAAAAAAGAGCAGGAAGCAAATTATTTTGCAGCCTGTTTATTGATGCCGGCTGATGATGTAGGCAGATTTATTGATCTCGGGATTCAAGATTTCGGGGAAAAAGGTTTGTCAGCAATGGACATTGCTCGTATAATGTCAGAGTTTAATGTTAGCTTTGATATGGCATTAAACAGATTGGAGAGTTTAGGCATAATAGACCTAAAACAGAAGCTGTGTCTTGATAATGAGAGAATTATGAAAAAGGTTGGCAATTTGCTCCGAAGCGTTGGTGGCAATGCAAAGTTGAATGAACCAAGTAATGTGATTGATATACCACATGAGTATATTGATTATGTTATTTATAATTATAACCATAATGCAGTGCCAAAAGAAACGCTGGAAAAGGTGCTTGCATGTTATCAGCTTAGTATTGAAGATATTAGTGACAAGCTTGTTTCGTTTGATGACGATGACGGTGATGATGACTTGGATGATTTGATAGGAGGTTTGGAAGATTGAGAGCCTCTTTAGATACAAATGTTATTATCCATTTCTATAAGGCGAATCTTCAGAATATCTTGTTTGATTTTTTTGATGAAGGAGTGTTTATTTATGAACAGATTCGTAATGTCGAGTTGGAAAATCATGGGCAGGATGTAATCTCCAAGGTCGATTCTGATATTGCCGCAGGTAGGATAGAAATTTATACAAATCAGAAGCTAAAAGATTTGCAGGTATATAAAATTTTTGAACATAATGTCAATGAAAACAGAAATTTGTATGGTTCAGGTGATTTGGGCGAAGTATATGCAATATCATTAGCGCAAACCCTTGGTGCATACTCTCTTGTTACAGATGACACGAAGCAGGGTGGCCCTTATATGTCATTGTTACAATTTGAAGATGATATTATGCCATTTACATTTGCGGATGTCTTAATATTAAGGTATTTGATGGGAGTCGTTGATGAAAATCAGACTGTAAAAGATTTTGATCTTGTTAATAATTCATCAAATCTTAACTGGACATTTAGAAGTCAGGTTACGAAATTCATTAAACGATTTATTAAAGATCCTTATCGAAATGAAGATACCGAATGGATTCGTAAATTGTCTGAAACGTATGAGTTTAGCATAAAAGCTAAATTGTCTGCATTGAGTAAATTACTATAACATCAATGATTATTAATGAGGATCGTGTAGAAATACATGGTCCTTTTCTTATGCAAAAAATTAGGAAGGAGGGGATTCCAGTGGCAGGAAGAAAGCCAAAGCCTACAGCTTTGAAAAAGCTGGAAGGTAATCCGGGAAAAAGAAAATTGAATACGAAGGAGCCAATTCCGGCAAAGGGAATGCCTAACTGTCCGGAATGGTTATTACCTGAGGCTAAGAAAGAGTGGGAACGTTTAGCTGATTTGATGAATCAGATTGGGGTTCTTACGGAAGTGGATATGGCGGCATTTGCGGCCTACTGTCAATCTTATGCCAGATGGAAGGAAGCGCAGGAGCATATAGATTCTGAGGGGTCGACCTTTGAAACGGATAAAGGATATCAGCAGCAGACCCCTTGGGTTGGTATTGCAAATACCAATCAGAAGCTGATGCTGCAGGCGGCATCCGAGTTTGGACTTACGCCTTCATCCAGGTCACGTATTGTGGCTGGTAGTGCAAAGGGTAAGGAGCCGGAAGATGAGATGGAGGCATTGCTTGGAGGTGATTCTTAGTGGCAAAGGAACCAAGACCAAAGGGATATCCGAAGCTTAAGAATTATAAACCTTCCCAGTTCATGCTTCCGACTTCACATTATGATAAGAAGAAAGCAGACAGGGCAGTGACCTTTATTGAGAATCTTTGTCACACCAAAGGTAAATGGGCAGGAACACCATTCTGGCTATTACCGTGGCAGGAGCAATTGATAAGAGATATATTCGGGATTGTAAAACCTGATGGGAACAGGCAGTTCCGCACTGCATTTGTGGAGATATGTAAGAAAGTAGGTAAGAGCGAATTAGCAGCAGCTGTCGCTCTTTATTTATTGTATGCGGACAATGAGCCTTCCGCAGAAGTGTATGGTGCAGCGGCTGACAGACAGCAGGCATCCATCGTATTTGATGTGGCAAAACAGATGGTAGAGATGTCACCGGCTCTGATGAAAAGAAGTAAGCTTATGGGAGCCACCAAGCGTATTGTGAATTATAGCAATGCCGGTTACTATCAAGTGCTGTCAGCGGAGGTTGGTGGTAAACATGGATTTTCGGTAAGCGGTTTGGTATTCGATGAAATTCATACCCAGCCAAACAGGCAGCTGTATGATGTTCTTACCAAGGGCTCATCGGATGCAAGACAGAATCCGCTTCACTTTATTATAACGACTGCAGGTAATGATAGACATTCCATTGCTTATGAGCTTCATACGAAGGCGGTGGATATCTTAGAAGGCAGACGTGTGGATCCAACTTTTTATCCTGTGGTCTATGGACTTAAGGATGATGAGGACTGGGAAGATGAAGAAAACTGGTATAAGGTAAATCCTTCTCTTGGATATACCGTTGATATTGAAAGACTCAGAGATGCATACAGGGAAGCAAAGCAGAACCCGGCGGATGAGGTTACTTTCAAATGGCTTCGATGCAATATGTGGGTGAGTTCAACCGTTGCATGGATTCCAGATGCGATATATATGAGAGGAAATGAATCAATTGAGGCGGCTTCACTTGAAGGAAGAGACTGTTATGCAGGACTTGACCTTTCAAGTACAGGGGATATTACAGCTTTAGTATTGATATTTCCGCCGAGAGATGAAAATGAAAAGTATGTGCTCTTGCCGTACTTCTGGATTCCTGAGGAAACCATACCTAGAAGAGTGAAAGCTAATTCAGTTCCCTATGATATTTGGGAAAAACAAGGCTATATCATGTCTACAGAGGGAAACGTGATTCATTACGATTTTATTGAAAAGTTCATCATGTACCTATCAGAGAAATATCACATTTTGGAAATAGCGGTGGATAGATGGAATGCGACTCAGATGATTCAAAATTTGGAGGGCGAAGGTTTTACCATTGTTCCTTTTGGTCAGGGATTTTCTTCAATGTCAGCTCCGACGAAAGAATTCTATCGCTTACTGATGGAGGGAAGAATTATTCACGGTGGGAATCCAGTGCTTAGATGGATGGCGGGTAATGTTGTTATTGACACAGATCCTGCTGGCAATATTAAAGTAACCAAAGCTAAATCTAAGGAGAAGATAGATGGCATTGTTGCCGCAATTATGGCGCTTGATAGATGTATACGTCAGGAAGGGCAGAGTGGCAGCGTTTACGATGAGAGAGGATTGTTGGTATTTTAAGGAGGGTGTATGGGATTTTTCAGTAATTTATTTCGGGGAAGGGATGCTCCTTCTAACAGCACAGCTGGAAGCGGGTATGGATTCTTTATGGGGAGTACGGCTTCCGGGAAGAGGGTGAATGCACGGAGCGCCATGCAGATGACTGCTGTGTATTCCTGTGTGAGGATTCTTTCTGAGGCAGTGGCGGGTCTGCCATTGCAGTTTTACAGGTATAACGATAATGGCGGTAAGGAAAAGGCGGTGGATCATCCGCTCTATTTTCTGCTGCATGATGAGCCGAATCCGGAGATGACTTCTTTTGTGTTCCGGGAGACTCTAATGACGCACTTGCTTTTGTGGGGGAATGCGTACAGTCAGATCATCCGGAATGGAAAGGGTGAAATTGTGGCTCTTTATCCGCTGATGCCCGACCGGATGACGGTGGACAGGGATGAGCATGGCAGGCTTTATTATGAGTACCTGGTTTATGACGGGGATGATGTGGATGGCAGAACCGGGACGGATCCGAAAGCGAGTGGAAAGATTGTGCGTCTGCATCCGGCGGATGTGTTGCATATTCCGGGGCTTGGGTTTGACGGACTGGTCGGATATTCACCTATTGCCATGGCGAAGAATGCGATCGGGCTTGCCATTGCTGCGGAGGAGTATGGAAGCAAGTTTTATGCCAACGGTGCCGCTCCGTCAGGAGTGCTGGAGCATCCGGGGACTTTGAAGGATCCGGGCAGGGTGCGGGAG